AGGAAAAATCATACAAGTGCTCTGAATGCGGAAACGTTTGTAATTCACCTAAGTGTATCCGTTGCGGAGGGAACATCAGTAAAGAGGTTTAATGAGCGCACGCAAACAGGGTGGTCAGCTCAGAGCAATTCTGCTTCGTAAGCTCCGTTCTTCTGGGCTTAATGAGGCTATGGTCAATACTTTGAATCGTAGAGGTCAATACTATACTGGTAAACTTTCAGAGGCAATCCTAAGCAGAGACTTCACCAAAGACCTAAGCATCTCATACTCCATAAACAAAGAAATGGATGTAATCGAGAATGTCGCAGTCGCCTTTGTCAATAGGCTTGATAAACCAAAATACGCAGAGCTAGTTGACTCAGTGGCTGGTGAGAACCCAAGCTTTGAAATCGAAGTAAGCCCTCGTAAGATTGAAAGCTGGATTCTTGCTAAGGTCAAGAACGGAACTTGGAAGAGCCAGTATGGAGCAAACTACAAACAGAGCAACAACTACTCTACCCGCAGAGAAAAGCGAAGCGTGAACAAGGGTTCTCGTGGCGGTCGCACGAAGACTTACCTGTATCCACTTGTTGGCGCACCAAAGTCAAAAAAGGCTCGTGCCAGTTTGGCATTCCTGATTGCTCGTGCAATTAACCAAAACCAACAACTCCAGAACAGAAGTCCATACTTCGCTTCTGGTAACATAGTTGCAGAATTTGCAATTTTATCTGCACTCGAGGAGTTCAACCAAATATGGTTGCAAGACTTAGGCGCAAGCTCAATCAACAAAGTAATTAGTATATTCCAATAAGATGGCTGGACAAGAGGATAAACTAGATAAGCAGATTAAGTCGGTAGACAAACTAACTGCGAGTATTGGAGCGTTAACCGCAAAGTTTACTGCATTAACTGAAAAGGGAGAGGACTGGAATTCCTTACAGGGTAAGATTGGAACAGAGGTAGATAAAGCTCGTGTTAATTTCATTAAGCTTGTTGAGGCATCTGAAAAAGTTGCAAAACAATTTGCAGCTGATGGCAACGCCGCTGAGGGAACTGCTGAACGTATTGCAGACCTTCAAAAGAAGGTAAAGTCTCTCGACTCTACATACAGCACTCTTGTAAATAAGACTCTTCGTGAGCTTCGCAAAGAGCAATCGGCATATAAGGCCCAGCTAAAAGAACTTGCCGACCAAGAAAAAGTTGCATCTCAACAGGAGCGCGCAATCATTAAGGAGCGCCAAGCGGCTGCCCGCCAAGCTCTAAAAGACATCAAAGAGCGCATTGCCCAAGAGCGTGCTGAGAAAAAGCGCTTGTACGATGAGGAAACAAAACAAATCAAAGAACTTCTTCGCCTACAGAAGAACAGGCTAACTCAGATTGAGCAAGAGGAAAAAAAGAACAAAAAAGCTGAGCTAGAAGCAAAAAGGCAATCTAAACAACGCCTTACTGACTTAGCAAAAGAAAACCTAGAAAGAGAGCGAAACGCAAAGAAGGCTGAGCGTGATTTAAAAAGGTTTGGAGAAGAGGCTGCAAAGGCCAGACAAAAAACCTTATTCTTTGGTCAGGCTGTTAGAGATGCATTTTCACCACAGGCAATTGGAAAGGCTGTTGCTAGTGTTGTAAAGTTTATCGGTATATATGAGGTTTTAGGTGTCATTGTCGGCAATGTAGTAAACTTCTTTAAAGATTCTGTTCGTTCATTTATTGACTTTGATGAAAAGCTAGCTAGAATATCAGCAGTAACTGGAGCATCTGGTAAAGAACTAAATTCACTTGAGCAGTCAATAAGACAAGTCGCTGTAGAGACACGATTTACCGCAAACGACATATCGGAGCTTACTATTTCACTTGGAAAGCTTGGCGTTTCGGCTCGAGAGATTCCAAACCTATTGTCTCCAATTGCTCAGGCCTCTCAGGCAACTGGCGAAGACTTGACTAGCGTTGGTGAGTCTATTCTTAAGGTTACAAATCAGTTTGGCTTGTCAACTGAACAAGCAGCAGCAACCGCTGCAATTCTTGTTGGTGCCGTTAACGAATCCGCCTTATCTCTTGAAGACTTTAATGTCGCAATTGGATATGTTGGACCAATCGCCAACCAAGCTGGATTAAGCCTTGAAGAAACAGCAGCGGCCCTTGGCATTCTATCAGACAATGGATTCTCTGCATCAAGGTCTGGAACTGGACTTCGTAGAATCTTAATAGACCTCAAAAAACCAGGTGAGGATATAACAGAAACGTTAGATGAGTTAGCTCAAAAGAACATTGGTGTAGCTGAGGCAGAAGAACTTGTCGGAAAGCAGGGAGCCGCACAACTTCTTGTTATTCTTGATAACATTGAAGCCGTAAAAGAGGCATCTGTAGCTGAAGCTGGATATGCTGAACTTTTGTCCGCAACCGCAACTCAGATGTCAAGTGTATCTGGTCAGATTGACATCTTGAAAAGCGCATACGCTGATTTGTTAATTACTGTTGGAGATTTTTTAGTCTCTAATGAACTCATCCTTGAGCTTATTGGATTTCTCGGAGACGACTCTGAGAAGCTCGCGCGTGGATACAAACTGTTGTCCGAAAGGAACAAAGAGCTTGGCGATTCTTTCAATCAAATAATTGAAGGTGGACTTTCAGAAAGTTTAAGCGCTTTTGAGATATTAAAACAATTACTTGCTGATATCGACGACGACAACATTAAGGCACTTCTTAGAACTATTGATGAGTCAGATGCAAAAAGTGTTGAAGAGATAGTCGATGTTCTTGAAAAGGTTAGGCAGGGCGTTATCATTCCACGACCAGTGTCTGGAATACAGGGCTTCAAGCAGTTCGTTATGGGCAAAGACTTTGATGAAGAGGTATTGTCTGTTCTTGGTGCGTTGGAAAGAGTTAACGAGCCACTTATTTCTAAGGCGACAAATGATGTAATCCTTAAGAACAAAAATGCAATTATTAGTGCAAACCAATCAGAAGTAAACTCAATACTTGCGATTAAAAACGCAAATGACAAAAAACAAAAGTCAGAAGATAAGTCTAAGGAGTTTCAAGCAGACATAAACAAGCTAAAGAAAGCCCAGCTTGATTTGGCCGCAAAAGACTTTAAGGGTTCTTCTAACCAAAGGCTTCAGATTGAAGGTCAGATTCAGGGTCTTCAGGCTCTTCGCAAGCAACTGTCAGAAGTTGAAAAGCTTGAAAAGAAGAAGAAAGGAACGGCTAAAGACGCTACAGATATATACAAGGAGGAATTCAATCTTCGCTTAAAAAGCTTTGAGATTGAACGTAAGGGAATTGAAGACTCTCAGAAAGATGCAGAAAAAGCATTTGAGTTTAGAATGAAGCAAATCAAAGATGAGTTTGCAATAAAAGAAGAGAATGCTGTCACAGAGGGTGAGCTTCTTGATGTTCTTGCTCAGAAAAGAGAAGCGGAAAAGAAAGTAATTGACGTTTATAACGAAGAACTAGCTGTCTATGCAGACAAAACTGCTGACTTAACAAAACGTTCTGCTGCATTTTTCGATGAGTTTACGGCTAAGTTTAAAGGCAGCTCAGAGAACACTCAGAATCTAATAAATAAGCTTGACCAGTGGTCCGCATCAATCGCCAATCTTGCTCAGCAAAATTCTGAGCTTGGACTTGAGGCACAACTCACAGTGGTCAAGGAGGCTGCTCAGCTATATGAAGACGGCTCTAAGGCAATTGACTTATTTACGTCAAGACTAAAAGCTCTTGAAACTCAGTACGAGAAAACAGAGTATGGTCAAATAAACTTGTCTATTGCTCAAAAGAAATACATAGAGGACGCAAGAAAAGAGCTTTCAGACTCTCTCGATGAGTACAACAGAAGGTTTGCCATTCTTAGTTCAGTTATTGGAGAAGACACAGCTCGTTTAATCTTAAAGCCTTTTGCTGACGCGACAGAAACACTTATAAAGGAGTTAAATGATGCAATTGAAAAAGGAGTTGTTGACCCAGAGACTGTTGCTAAAATTAAGAAAAAGCTTGTTTTCCTAAAGGGAACAATCGAGGATGGAATTGGCAAGGATGATGTAATCTTAAAGATTGACATTACACCAGCTGAAATTATTGCAGCAGCACTTGATGAAACACTTAAGGCAATAGATTCTTTTAACGATGTTGCTTTTAATAACACAAAGGACCGTCTTGATAGGGAGTTAGATGCAATTCGAAATAGCTCAGAGATTGAAGATGAAATTCTTCAGGCAAAACTTGAGGGTCAGTTAATATCTGAAGCAGAGTATCGTGCGCAAGTAGAAAAGAACCGCAAGAAAGAAATTCAGGCTCAGAATAAGATTGAAAAGCAAATCTTTGATGCTGAACAAAAAAGAGACCGACAAAAAGCTCTACTTGACTATTTAGAGGCTCTTGGTTCAATTATTCCAACATTGATTCAGAGAGGTGAGGCTGCAAGCCCATTAGACCTGTCTTTAAAGGCGGCTATTACGGCTGGATTTGCAACTGCTGGGTATGGACTTGAGCTTCGGTCAATCAATCAGCGAAAGTTCTACCCAACTAAGTTTGCTGAAGGTGGTATTGTTTCTGGTCCCTCTCACTCAGAAGGTGGAGTCCCATTCACTGTTCGTGGTCAGGGTGGTTATGAGATGGAAGGTGGTGAGTATATCGTTAACAAGAAGTCTACTCAGAAGTACAAGTCTCTTCTTGACCAAATTAACGGATACGGTAAGTCTAACTACAAGTTTGCTGCTGGTGGAGTTGTAAAAGACCCGACAGAAGTTGCTAACCGACAGATTGAATTGCTCGAAGCAATTGCTTCATCTAACATTTCAATGGTTGGTAAATTAGATAAACCAGTTCGTGCATTTGTTGCAACAACTGACCTCCGTAGTGATGAAAATGCTCGTAGAATCCAAGAACGTAACTCTCAATTGTAATGGCTGTAGAACTTATATACGATAACGGAGTGCCGCCTCTTTCTCCAGTGATTTCTGGATGGAACGGAGAGCTTCTTGCTTACAGCGAGACAAGCGGTAACGCTACAATCACTTTTGAGGCTGGAGCTGCACCTACGTTTATACCAAGCGAATCTGATGTTGCGGTGATTTACAACACGTCAGACCTTCAAGATTTTGCAGTTTACTACGTTACTGGAACAGTAGTTACACCGCCAATTGGAAGTTTCCCGGTTGCAATTTCTGCAAAAGTTGACAAGAACTTATACGACTTTACAAAGCAATCTGGTGAAACGTATATGGTCGTTGTCTACAGTGTAGCACTTTACTCTGATTTAGCTGCAAACTACGCAAGGACATATCGCATTACAAGCAACATCGAGAAGGCCCACTACTCAGACCTGATGATTGCTTACTCTAAGAAGATTACTCACGTTCTTACGGTAGATAACCTACGCAGAAACTTCTGGAACTCTAAGGATGCTCTTATGGCTGACACAATCTTCTTGGTAGAAGAGTGCAATCAAAAAGCCTACAAGATTAGCATCAACGAGTCTACCTTTGACATCTTCAACGACAAGTTTAAGAGCAGCATCAGTTTCAATTTGGCATCTAGTAAGGTATGAGTTACAGGCTACGAGTAAATAACCAGTTTCTGGATTTGTTTCCCAATCAGGAAATAAACATTGGCGTAGACTACTACGACACTACCAACATTGATGCAATCAAGATTCCATTTACATTCAATGCTGATGTTCCTTACACTCCAAAGAACAAAACTGCTCTTGGCTACAATGATGCGTTTGGATACAATGGTATTCCGCTAACCGAGTATGACTACGAGGTATACAGCAACGGAGATTTGATTTCTTCTGGTAAGGCTAGGATTCAGTCTGTGGTTATAAACTCTACCGAGCCAATCTTTACACTCGAACTTAAGGATAAGGTTTCTGAGTTCTCAAAGACTCTTCGAGACCTTACAATTGGAGACATCTATAACGATGCATTTTCTACTCAAGTAAGAACGCTAAGCACATACTTATCAGCAAACCAAGACTACGGTCAGCGGGATATCGAAATCCCATTTGTTGACTTCGATAACATTCAAAAAGTTTCTGGATATGAATCTCGACAATTTACTTCGTGGGGCACTAATGGCAAGAAGTTTGGTCTTATGCCAGCACTTAGAGTCGTTGACTTTATTGACCGTGTGTTCACTACGGCTGGTATAAACTACACATCTAAGTTTGTTTCTGGTACAGGCTCTTGGGACCCAACAAACCTGTACATCTTATACCCAACATATCTTTCTGCTACTCCTGCGAGCAAAAGAGAGAGCTTTTTGTTTCCTTTTCCATACAATGTTCAGTCAAACACGGACCAAGAGTTTTCAGTCGGAACTGTAACAATAGCAGGAACTGATTATGATGTAAAGCCAATAACCAACTACAAACTAGTTTTAAAGGATTCTTATGAACCCTTTGGTCCAACAAATTACGCTGTAACAGAGGCCGTGGTTTCTAGGGAATATGGAGACCAACTCAGGACATCATCTGGAGTAACAGACTGGGGAGATGAGAACGTTGGGTATGTATCTTACGGCTCTGGGTTTAATGCAAAATTTGCATTCATCTCTGGGTCCGTTACCATATCTGGATTGAAGACTTGTTTGTTGACTACTGATGATGAAATAGATTCTCAGGGAATATATCCTCACGTCATAAGTATTCAAGGCACATCAAATGCAGTATTTAGACCGTATGTTTTAATTTACGAATCTTATACAACTTCTAGTCAGCCAAAATACAAAATACCAATTGTAGACGGCTCAAATAACCCTGTAGAATTAACCGTTTTGAGCGTTGATGTAAATTCAGGATTAGATGACAATGGATACAGTGTTCAACCAAGTTCTACAATTGTTTTTGATTCATTTACTGGGAGCATAGATAATTCTATTCCATACCAGATTAGCGGAGGAAGTACATACTCTTATGCTGTTGGTGTGTATATGGATTCTGGATACATAGACGCTAGGACAAGTTGTATAGCGTTAAATCAAAGCACTAATGGAATTACATTGATTAATGTAAATAATGATGCGATACTTTATGCTGAAGATTTTGCCAAAGTTAGAACGTTTGGATATGACTGGAGTGTTCTTGGTGTTAAAGTAGACAATCACAGCTCTGTTCCTGCGACCTGCCCAAATGACAACTTCCAGCTTAAAGAGTCATTGCTGAATAATACATCTTATAAGGTTTATGACATTATGCTTGATATTATGAAGCGTTTTGGATTAAGCGTTATTTACGACTATACTACTGGAGATGTAATACTTGACAATCTTAAGGATATTCGTTTAACTACTGCAACCATTGACCGATACCTTGATACCCTTAAGCCATTTGAGATTCAGTCTGGTGTTGTTCCAGCAAAGACACTAAAGTTGCTCAATAAGGCTAACGAAGGCATCTATGATAAGACAAAAGCAGATATTGCGTTTGGCAGTTTTGATGGAGTAATAAACGCTAACGGAAATGGTGAAAAATCAATTGAGTTTCAGACAGCTCTCATAAACTCGATAGATAAGTCTGTTTGCGGAAATGAGTTCTTTACGGACCCAGTTCTTTTGAATAGCGGACTTGTTTCGATTCAAGAAATTGGAGACATCAAGTACGAAATTCCAGACTATGATAAAGTTGGGTTGCGCATATTCTATTTACGCTCTCCAGACTTTGAAACAACGCTACGTTACCCAGTATTCCGTCAGTATAACGACTACGGACAAAAAATACGACAGATTGTCTACAAGCCAGTTGGTTCGTACTTACTTCAAGGTTATCCAGTAAACTCACTTACAGGCAATCAGAAAGACCTTCGCTTTATGTTGGCAGACGGCTCAACAGCAGATGCTTACGATTATCTAGTTGGTACTGAGCGATTTATAGCAAACGAAAGCAACAAGATGTCTTTCTATGCTGCCATTCCAGACACGATGTTTCAGAGTGGAGACCTTTACAAGAAGAAGTTTAGGTTTAACAAAACAGAAGAAAATTTCATTGTGAACTCTTTAAGCGATGCAAAGATTTACGATGGGTATGTGTACGGAAAATTTGAGGTCATATTTGTAGATTAATCAGATGGCAAAGACTTATAATGACTACCCGCAATCTGCGACAAACAACGCTAAACGAGCACTCGCTTGGCGTGAGAAGTACGGCAATGAAGTAAAGGGAGGCACTTCAGTTGGCTGGGGTCGAGCCAATCAGCTTGCAAGTAGAGAGGCTTTGTCATACTCTACGATTGCACGGATGGCAGCATTTGCTCGTCATCGAACTAACAGCAAGGTTGACCCTAAGTACGCATCTACTCCCTGGAAAGATCGTGGCTACGTTGCTTGGCTTATCTGGGGCGGAACGTCTGGTGTAAACTGGGCTATTCGCAAGGCTGAAGCAATCCGCAAAGGAACTGTAAAGCTGTACTCTGAAGAAGACAAGGGTATGGTTGATGGTATTGTAGCAATTGTTCGCTCAATCAAAGACCCTGAGAACCGTATGGAGGTAGCTAAGACTCAATATGCAAACTTAATCTCTGAAGGTGTAGAAATTACTGAACAAGAGTTTATGCGTTCGGTTGGCCTAGCCTAATTAATTGTACATTATCGAAGTATGAAACCAATGAAAGATATTCCTGTTTACGACATCGTTATGAAAAACGGTGAAGATAGCGGTATGTACCGTATCTCGTTGGTTACCAATCCAGCCATTCAGGAGAACTTTATCTACTTTGCAGAAGACAAGGATATGTTCTTTGTGGATGACGAAAAAGGAATTATTGTTGGTCCGGTAATCGTGCCAAACAAACCAATCTATCGCAGAAACGAATCTGGTGAGTACTACGTTCAGTTTTCTGTTGATACGATCGAAAAGATGATGCGTCAGTACGCAGTAAAAGGTCTTCACAATTCTTTTAATATCCAGCACCAGTTTGAGACCGATGAGGTTTATATGCTTGAGATGTGGATGAAAGAAGGCGAAGAAGACAAAAGCAAAATGTACGGTTTCGATTTACCAGTCGGAACTGTATTCGCAAAGGCTTACGTTAAATCGGATGTAATCCGTGACGAGATTAAGTCTAGCGGGCTCAATGGTTTTTCTATTGAGGTCAAAAACTTTGATATGGTAGAACAAAAATTCGAAAGTAATATGGATTTCAAATTTGCTGTAGAGCTTGGTGAGCGTATCGCCAACCTTGAAGCACACATTGCAAAACAAAATGAGCAGATCGCTACTCTTATGGAGTTGTGGGCTGAATCTCAAGAAGAGTTTTCTGAAGTAGCCGAAGGCTCTGAAGAAGCTCAAAAAGAAGTTGTCGAAGAGCAAGCTCAAGAGGAAGTGGCCCTTGAGGAGCAAGCTGAAGAGGTAACCGAAGAGTTAGCTGAAGAAGCTGCTGAAGAGGTTAATCTTGAAGAGACTAAGGAAGAAGTTGCTGAAGAGCAGCTTGAAGAGGTAGAGGATGCCTCTGTCGAGGAAGCTGAACTTGCTTTGTCTGCCGAACAGGAAGGCGAAGAGAGTGAGGTTGCGCCAGTTGATAAGACTGTCAAATTCGAACGAATCACCTCTGATAAAATCAAGATGATTGACAAGTTCTTTGGCAAGCGTCTTTACTAATTTGTATATTATTTAAATTTTTTAATACAATGGCAATTTCAGTTGCAACTTTAGATTGGGGCAACCGCACCCCCGACATCTTCATCGATTCAATGGTGAAGAGTGCCAAAGTGTTGGACCGTTTCCGTCTTATCGACGGTGTTAAGTCGAAAGTACAAGTTCCTATCTTTGATGCGAGTCTGACCTTCGGTAATGACCTGTGTGTATTTGACCCTCAGTCTTCTGCTTCTATCGATGAGAAGGAAATGACGGTTGAGACCTACAAGTGGGCTTTCTTGAATTGTAAGGAGGTCCTTGAGACTACCTACCGTTCTGTATTGCTTAAGCAAGGTCAGCACAACGAAGAGACTATGGATTCTCAGTTTAAGGATTGGGTTTTTGATTACTTCGCTAAGCTGTCTGCTCAGAAGGCTTTGGAATTGGCTGCTACGGCTCTTACGACTGAAATGTCTGCCGACGCTACCGTCCTCGACTACGACACCAACGCTGCTATCACTTCTGCTAACATCCTCGGACTTATGGAGGGTGCTTACGCTACGATGAGCGCTACTATGCTGGCTGCTGTTTACGGTGATGCCGATCGTCAGTTGAAGCCTGCCTTCTTTATGGGAACGGCTGCTGTACAAGCTTACCAAATCGCTATCGCTGGTCTTTACACTACGACTGCTCAAGGTGTTGTTGAAGGTAACATCCCAGCCTACTACGGTATGGAAGTTGTTCACTTCCCTTCACTAGCTGCTGGTCAATTCTTCATCTCTGCTCCTGAGAACATCGTTATGTTGACTGACGACTACAACGACGTTCGTGCAATCGATATGAAGTACGAATCTGAGCTTTCTAGCGACAAAATCTGGGGTCAGTTCAAGCTTGGTTTCTCTTACCTGAAGGGTGAGGAGATCGTTTACGCCAAGAACTTCGTCTAATAAATAACCAGGAGGGGGGCGAAAGCCCCCTCTCTAACTAAATAAATATAAATAAAATGGGATGTCCTGTTGACTTCACTGGCCTTTCAGTTTCTTACGCTTGTGGCGAAATTGCCTCAGGTGGCTTGAAAGCTGTTCACCTTGTAGATAAGGCTGATCTTATTGCAAATGGTAGCCTTACGCTTACTAATAATACTGTTGCCATCACTGGTACTGGCCTTCTAACCGACGGTTGCAAAGTTCTTACTTTGGGTTTCAACAACAAAGATGCTTTCTCTAACTTTACCGACGTTAAAACGGTAAATGCTGACGGAACTTCTACTGCTGTTCCTACGATTGCTCTTGAGTTCTTGCGTATGGATGCTACCAAGCGTAATGCTCTTGAAAAAATTGCTAGTCCAGGTGCTGAGATTGTTGCTTTCGTTGAGACTGCCGCCGGAACCTACCATATGGTTGGTTACGAGTTCGGTCTTTACGCTGGAACTGTTGATGGTGCTTCTGGTGCTGCTCGTACTGAGAAGAACCGCTACCAGCTGACTCTTGTTGGCGAGGAGAACGTTCTTTCCTACAGCCTTGACGAAGCTACCTTTGATAAGGTAACTCTGTAATAGTAAATAACCCTGATGGGTGGAGGAGGGGTTTTAGCCCCTCCTTTTTTATTACCTTTAAATTATGAAACTACTATCTAACGCACAGAACAACGAGCTGTCTTTTGTAAAGGCTCCGATGATGGAGAACATACCTTTTACTATTAAGCTAACAAAGATTGTTGGCAGTAAAGAATATGTCTTCGATAACCTTTACGACAAGTTTGAATTCGATAGTGCAAAAGACTTTGTTGTGTTTGACCTTGATCTAACATCTCAAGACATTGTTGGCGGTGAGTATAAACTTGAGCTTTACGATGAATTTCGTGTATATGGGAAGTACATTTGCAATGTAGTTGACTACACATTCGAGCAATCTGACAGCACAAATGATTTATTTTCATCTACAGTTCGAGTAAGTAACTTGTAAATTATTATAAAAAATGAGTGTATTTTCTAAGGTTGTAGACTACTTTGCATCAAACACTTTTGTTGTTGCAAAGGAGACCAACATTGCAATTAACCCACTCGAAAAGTCAATCGAGAACTTGGGTTCTCGTTACGCTGTAGGAAACACCACTGCTGGTGACTACATTAAGTTTGGATACGGAGACGATTTTCCTGTAATCCTTGAGCGTATGTATCACCAATCTCCGGTCCACGCTGGTATTATTACTAAGAAAGCTAAAATGGTTTCTGGTAATGGTTTGCAGTATGACTTGGAGACAGCATTTAAGGCTCCTGTAAAGCGAGCAGAGCTTAAGGCTTTCTTGGCTAACTGCGCTGGTAAATCACAAG